TGCCGTGATGCTATGTATTTACTGAATTTCTGTTTCAAAATGTCAACATCTCCGGGTATGGCGTCCGGTTGTTTCGTGCGCTTCCCCTTTGATTCGCTCCGGTAGTGATAGTATGGCATGTCCTTCATCTTCATGACCAAATTCGGCCAGTTCTCCTCCCATAATATCTGCCGGTGTGATAACATGAATGTTTTTTGTATCAGGGCGAGGGTTCCCCAGAAGGTTTCGCCGCCGCGGTGTTCTCCGCCTCCTTCTTCCTGAGAAAGTTCATCCCTTTTGTTAATGTCATAATAAAAAAAAAGTGTTCCGCTCCCATTTGCCGGTACACCAGCGACGTGTACCCGAACAGATCAGGCGTTGACCGTACCCGCCACATCAGCACCCGACTCAGCCACGGCGCCAGCCACATACGACCAGGGGCGTTCAATGCCGCCAGTGCGATGATCCGGCAGAACCGCCGGAGGTTTCCACCCGTGCGCATGAGTTCGGCTACCATCTGCTCGCCTTCGTTCACGTCTTCCAACATGGCCGCCTGCTGGCTGATCTTTACGATCGTCCCGGGTTTCAACGGGCTGATGTTCAGTGTCAGCTTCGTCCCGAACCAAAATGGTATCTTGAACTTTACGCCTTCGTCCAGGATCGTACTCCCCGCCTGGTACTGCGTCGTCTTATCTGATTCTTTTGTCATACTTTGCCGGTGAGATTTGAAAAAAGCCGCCGTCAGCTATCGTCGGGCGGCTTCTCAATCAACTAAAACCAATTAAAAACAAGCATTATGAGCTTATGTCGTTGGTATCGAGATTTTGTACGGCGGATGCGACGCTCCGGTATTCTCGGGCGTCAGGGCGGTGGCGGTGACCTCCATTTCCAGAAGGTTCTCGCGTCCCAAAACGCTGTCGAAACGGGCAAGGCAGGAAGCCCTGTAAATCTCGATGATAACATCATTGGTGGTGGTGATCTCCAGAGCCAGTTCAACCGCGTCAACGGTTTCCGGTCCCAGATAGGTGTTATACCCGGTCGCCGTGGCGGCGGTGCCTTCCTTCATGACGGCGATGAGCGTTGGCGTCATGTCGTAAGCCCTCCAGGTGGCCTTCAGCTGCCCTGCGTCGGTGACGACGGAGTGAACGGCGGTGGTAGTTTCCTCCACGAAAAATTCCTTTGTCGTGGATTCATCCTCGGAAAGCGTGAAGCTCCCCTGCACCGTCTGAGCCCATTGGGTCATGTCGCCAGTTGCTGGCATCACCGCGTCGGCACTTGCGGCGCCGATGGGTGTTCCGTATTTGATGGATTTTATTCCATATAAGTAACTTGCCATATCTCTCTTAATTTATGAGTTTTACGTGTAGCCTTACATTTGAAAAGTGCATTGATAATTGCTGTTCGCGATGATATTCCTGCGATTCAAAGTCGATCATCATAAGTGTTCCGTCCACCTCGTCCAATAGGTCGGTGATCCATCCGGTGACCTCTTCCATGCGGTCGATGTCAGGGATTCCTGCGGCCTTGTCCTTGACGTGAAAGTTCACGTTAACGCGGCACGACTGCATTACCCCGGCTGATATCGGCAGGGCATTGACCACGATGAATTCGTCGGGCATTGGAAACGAGGTCGTATTGAAGGTTGGGAGCGTGTATTTGTACACCTCGATTCCCCAGTCCTGATCCATGATCAGGTTCACTACCGCGTTTACTGCAATGTCCTGCGTTTTCATGCCGTCAGATTAAATGCCGTGGAAACTCCCTGCATGTCGATGTCAAAACCGGCGATTCCCTTGCGTGATGCGAATGCCTTTAGCCGGGTTTCGAGGTTCACCAGCGCTACGGTAGCCTGTGATGTGATCACGTTATACCCCTTCGCTTCGAGGTACGAGGCATAATCCATTCCGGCGACCCCTATCAACTGGTACCCGATGTTGACCTTCGGCACCTGGCCGAGAAGCGCCTGCGCTGCGCTGACGCCTTCCGCCTCACCTTCGACCTTGCCGAAAACCATCTGCCCGTTCTTTAGCACGAAATACCCGATACTCGACCGGAGTGCTGACGTATCATCGAGGTACTCACCCTGTCCGCGCGCGGGATCGCCTTTCTTCCCCTTACGGATTGCCGGGAATGCCGATGTGTTGATGTTTACATCGTCCCGGGCTTCCTCCATAAAGGTCAGGCCGACATAGTGCAGGATCCTCAGCATACCGTTTTCGATACCCTGTAATTGCTGCTGACTTTGTCTGGCAATATCCTGCGGCGTGAACCTTGGCTTTATACCCATGACTTTGAATTGAGCTGGTTGTTCTCGTGTCGCTTGACCGTTGTGGCGATAACCCTGCCGTTGTGCAGGGTGATGGTGACCGGTGTTCCTACGGCGATCTCAGTGGTGTGGACGGGCTGGTAAACGGTGTAGTCATACTTCACCGCCTCGCCATCCACGAACCCGACGGTTGCGCCCCGTGAGTTATACTCCGCCCTGCACGTGGTCGTGAACGCGGTACCGGCAGGAACAGTAAAGTTCCCTTCGCTGTCCTGCACGGGTGCCGCGGGCAAAGTATATGTGGCGCTATCGGGATATTGGATCACCATGGGTTCACTGCTTTGACTTTTAACACTCCGGCGCCATACAGGGGCTGTCCCCACCGCTGGTAAATCGAGTTTGCAAGCTTCACCAGGCTGTCACGATCGGATACGCTGATCGAATAACCGCCTTCGGAGATATTCACCCCAGTTGCCAGCGTGATATACAGGTCTGCCTGCGCGAGTTCAAACGCCTGACCTTTGCCGCCGTACGTGTCCGTTGATGTTATGCCACGGTCGATAAGCGCCTTGGTGTAAGCGTTGTCACTGAGCGGGTATCCCGCCACGGTCGCCTTAATTGCCTCCAGGTTGGTCATCGCTAACAGCTTTTATCTACGCCCATGTAGAGGCTGACAGTGTGTACAATGAGAAGCACTGGTCAATGTTGCCCCATGACGGGAAAACGTTGGCCTCGCCTTTGGTGAGGACGGCGCTCGGGTTGAACTCCTTGCGCACGGAAAGCAGGACGGGACCGCGTTTGCTCTGGACTACATCCAGGGGTTTTTCGATCTCCTCGGCGATGGGTCCGGCATAGAAGTTACCGAAGTTCAGATCCGGGGTGAACAGGACGTGTCCGGTGGCCCACGGGTCGGTAGCGGTAATGGTTCCTGCGGCGTTCTCGATGCCTACATAGGTGTCGATAAGGACTACCTGGGGAAGGCGCAGCGCCTGCATGACGGAGTTGACGATCTCCAGTGACTGGTAACCCAGCACCGTCGGTTCCTTGATCAGGAACTGGTTTGCTGCATCCTGGTATTCCTTCGATCCGACCATGTAGTTGAAGTCCGTATTCCCCATCAGGGCGTAACGCAGCTGCACTCCGCTGGCGCGACCCTGTGCCATGACGTTTTTGAAGTCGGTCAATGGGGTGACGGTCGATGCGGTTGCGCTCCATACCACGGCGGCGACTTCCTTGTTCGCGGAAGGCATGCCGAAGTCGATGGCGGTTTCGCTTACAAGCCCGAGGGGATTGTTGGTGGTGGACAGGGTGATCGTGGTGGCGGACAGCGCCTGGAGGGCGAGCCATTCCATACGTGCTTGGACACCGTCCCAGCAGAAGTCGAGATCATTGAAGTAATCTTCGATCACGGCGTTCATGCCCTGGATGTTGCGGGTAATCTGATGTTCGAGGATTTCACGCTCGGTCTTCCGGCGGGCGATGGCGACCTTGGGGATGTCAAAGTACTTTACCGTGACGCTCTTGCGCCCCAGTTCCGGGGTAGTGGCATCGTAGCTGATGATGTTGGCAGCGACGCGGTTTCCTGATGCTCCCACGATGGTTTTCCCGTCGAGGGTGTTCACGTTCTTGATGGGGAACAGTGAGGGCCAGTAAAGCTGGTTATACTGACGCGTGGCCAGGTAGGTTTCTAAACCGGTCTGGCTAACTCCGTTGATGATAGGTGTTTTCATTTGTCAGTATCTCCTATGCGTTAAAGGTGAAATGCGTCATGGCGGCCTTCTGTGTCGTACTCAGCGGGAACGGCAGGGCGCTGTTGCGCACCGAACCGCGGACGATCACGGAAACGTCGAGGTTGCTGTACAATGCGGCACCGTCACCGGCGGCGATGGTGTCCTTTACGAACCCGTTCGGCACGTATGAAGTCGTGGTTGCCCCGGCAGTACCGGAGGCGTCGACCTGCGTCAGAACGGTGTTGGTGGCGTAGGTTACAAGGCTGCCAGCCAGTTCGATCTTGTCATAGTCGCCCGAGGCGGTGATCGAAGTGATGGCCATGCCGGAAGTTCCGTCCCACATGATGTCACCGACTGCGAAGTGGTGGTCATTGGGTACATAAATGGTGTCTGCGTCACCGGATACGGCGATGTAAGTGGTTTTGATCAGGTACGCCACGCGGGCGGCCCTGTCAACATACACGGGGGTTCCCTGTTCCACCCACTTGGTGGCGGAGTTCAGGCGACCGGTATCCAGCTGGCATCCACCCGGGATATCCTCGAGCATGAGGTCAAAGACCACGTTGCGCCCGGTGATGGTTTCGGATGTGAATTGCAATGCCATTGATTAATGAATTTCGTTAGACAATTAAATGAGTTTCTTGCCCTCAACTCCCGCGGTTACGGTCGGGTTGTTGCGCTTCTCGGCGATCATTTTGGCGACTGCCGCTTCCGCTTTTTCCTGACCACCGCTGTCGGGCGGCGTTGACAGTACGACCCCGCTGTTGACCAGGTCCTGGCGAAACAATGTGTAATCGCCCTTTACCTGTGCAACAAAGTTGTCAATATCAGCTTCTGATTCCAGGCTGATCTGACGGCCACGAAGGAAGGATTCAGGGATTTTCTCCTCGGCCAGCTTGGCTTTCGCCTTGCCGACTATATTGGCCTGTTGTTCCTTCTTTTCGTATTTGTCGAGGCGGTCCATTATCCCCTTAGCCCATGACGGCACATCATCCCCGGCGGGTGCCGGTGCTGTGGTCGTGTCAGGCTTTGGTGTTTCCGGTTTGGCGGCTTCTTCCTTCGATTTCTTGATGGCGTCGGCTACCCGCTTGTCGATGTCTGACTGGAATGCTTTGAGCAGATTTTCGATCCCGGCTATGCCGTTATCAATGTTGGTTTCTTCCGTGATGGTTTGGCTCAGAAAATCTGACACCCCATCGAATGTTTTGTCACCAAACCCGAGATTTTTGTATCTCGTTTTCAATGCTGCTAAGATTTTTTCTTTCACGTGAATTTCATTTTTTTATGTTTGCCGTAAAATTCCGAAGGATCGCGCGGTGTTCAATGGTTTCGGGGGTCGTGTTCCGTCACGGTTTGCGATGTGTGATTAAAATAAAAAAGCCGCTGAACTTAATCAACGGCTGGGAGCCTTCCGTTCGCGGGGCGGTCGGCTATGTTTGAACCGGAACAAATACGATGTTGTTCTTTTGGCTTTTAAATGTTCGTGTATGGTCGTTTTCTCCTTTAAGAATTGATGTAGGAATGTCGTCTCCAAATGCTGGGCATTTCAGTTCTTGACGGTCAAAGTGTTTGCACTTAAAACAGACGCATCTGATGATGTTTATAACATCGTGGTTGTCGTTAATTATCATGTTTATGGTTTTATTTTTTGTTTTATATAATTTATGTTTAAATACTTAAATACTTTTTTGTTTACAAGATGAAAGAATACTGTGTTTACCTTATTCTCTGTTGTTACACCTTTTTTTACTAACGATGTTAATTCGTCAAGGGTTTCATCGTTTATTTTTGAATGAACCAATTTCACGGTTGATATATCTGGCCATCCTTTGTCTGGTCGAATAATACTAAATGTATATTCAGGAGTAACGGCACGCATTTCACGTACATTTCCTGTAATTGCAGTATAAATATCTGACCAACTTAATGAGTTACCTATTCGCCTCATATCTCCTACCGGGAATGATGATCCTTCTGGATGGTTGTGTGAGAATATATTGTCTTTTAATTTTGGCATTTCGCCTTCAGGTATAATTAACCTTTTGCGTCCGCCACTTAATTCTGCAATAATATTCCCCTTGGTATCAAATATAGCAGCCTTTTCAATATTTTCAGTTCTAATTAACGATTCCTTTAATCCGATATTTTTATAAACACTTTCGCCTTCCATTACGTAATTCCCCATTGATGATCCGGAAAGCGGCTCAAGGTCATTTATCCTTCCAACAACTTTCGGCTGAACCACCGGACTGCCAGCATACACCTTCTGAATCAGTTTCTCATTCTGCTGTATGAAATACGGCTGTTGTTTCCACCGGTCGAACTGGTCACGGTGCGCCACGAGGTACTGCTTGGCCTCGGTGGGCATGTCGCTGATGTATTTGGCGTCCACGGGATCACCGGCATTCCACGCGTCGAACTGCTCGGTGGTCATAAGTACCGGAACGCAATAGCAAAGACATTGAACGTGCCACAAATTCCACGTAAACTCTTTGGGATAACGGCCTTTCATGCTGTCGCAAATATCGGTAACAGGGTGTGCCGCGCTCAGTTTCACCTCATATCCCAGCACCATGTCGAGGTTTCGAAACGCCGTCATGTCGCTCTGCCGGTATGCCATCGTTATCTCTGTCCGTGCCAGCCGTCGGGCGTTCATGTATGACGACCGGTACACGCCGCCCACTCCTTTCCCGTCTTTTCCAATGCCGCCAGGATGGTAGTCTGCCATGGGTTTAGACAGCTTCAATTTACCTGTTTTTGGGTCTTTAATACGGCGAAACCGTTTATCTGGCTCATTTAGTATATCACGAATATCCCTTGATATAACGTCGGCTGACCGACCCGTAGCTAATCCTGATTGCAAATAATATTCTATCTGAGTCGTTGTCCGATCTGACAATTTCCATACCCGATCCGATAGGTTCATTCCGCTTATTTTTCGCTTCATGAACGCCTCCATTGCCTGTACGTTGCGCTGGTGGATTCCGCCGGTCTGCAATACATCGCCGGTTTTGGTGACGATCTCGCCGCTCTGCCCCTTCATGGCTGCCGTCTGGTTCACCCATTCCTCAATCATGCGGTTGGTTTTTTCCTCGGCCATCATCCAACTTTCGGTCTGGTTCAATCGGATGTACTGCTGTAATTCCGTCGATAATCGTTGCGCCTCGGCTTTGATGGCCTTCTCCAATGCCGGATCACGGATAACCACGCCGTTCGGATTATATCGGTACTGCTGGATGATGGGGGTCACCCTGCGTATGTACCGCCCAAAGATGTTGGCGGTTTCGCGGTTGGTGGCCAGTAGTTTTTGAACCAGCTTGCGTTCGTAGAATTTCGTTATGTTAGTGGCGTCATAGCTCATCCGAGGTATTCTTTAATGACGGCGTGGAACTCTTCGAACGACCGGCAGACGACGTATTTGTTTCCGGCGGCTTCGGCTGCGGTCTGGAACTCTCGCTGATGTTCTGTCTGGCGACCCTTACCGGCCTTCATTTCGATGCAAAGGCTCGCGTGTCCGTTGCGGGGAATCAGTAGGAGTAAATCGGGGGCACCTGCGGTGACGCCTTCGCGCTTTAGCCGGATTGCGGTCAATTTGTTGCGGTAATGCCCGTTCGGAACGGCGAAAAGTAGCGGCGCCAGCTTCGGGTACTGGAGCTTGAACCACCTTACGCATGCCGACTGAAGATCCGATTCGTGATTTTGCATGTGGCAAAGTTGCGGGTTCATATCTGTGGCGTGGTTAGTTGCGTGTCGGTTTGGCGTCACGGTTTGAATAGTGTGTAAAAAAGCCCCGGATCATCATCCGAGGCTCTAACCAACTAAACCAAACTTATGAAAATGTGCCGCTCGCTGGCGGCGAAGTTTCTATTTCAAAAAAGGTTCAAAAAGTCGCCTTTTATAACCTATTGCACTTTTGTTGATGTGTTAATAATGTTTATATAGTCAATTTTCAATCTATTGTTGTTACGCAATATTCTTGCTATTTTGTGCATTGATTCATCGTCATTTTCCCTACCCATCCACCATCGTTCAACAATGTTGGTAATTTCTGATAATATTTCTTCTGATGTTTTCATCTTACCACTCCTGTTACCATCAACGCATCCATATTTTTTTGCCATGAGGCAGGGTTAATCCACTACACCTGAAAAGCACAGGCGAGCCCCGACGTCCGAATCCGCATTCGAAGAGCCGAAGTCCGCGTTAAGACACGCGACCCCCGCAAACGCCTCGTCGACGCAGCAACCACCCGAGAAAGCGACACGCCAAGATTCCGACTCTGAAGAGCAGTAGGTGATCATGTTAGGAATAACTGCCAGTTCCCTAAGCCCAAAAGAAGCAGGAATCAGTCCTTTTTTCGTATTCATTAACGTAAGCGGATAAAAACCTTCTTCATTCGGGTGCGGCACATAGGTGATCCCCATATCTTCATAACCTGTATTTGTGTCGTCAGCCAAGTCGGCTGGAGTATTGCACAGGTAGATTTTTTTAGTGAACTGTTCGACATTGATCCCATCCACAAATTTCAGGAGGTTTCCATACACGTTTTCAATTCCGAACAGGCTCATGTACGCGGAAGGATCATTATCGTCAAGAAATTCACCGGCAGTTTTTACTCCGTTTTTAAGAGAAATACCTGTTTTTGTGACGGCATAATTGCCATTGTTAATTGTGCCTATTCCAAAGTAATCTGCTCCTCCATAGCCAAAGTAAGTCATAGCCTCTCCAATTAGCGACTGGCTATCCCAGTTTCCGAAATAAGTAATATACAGAACCTGAACAGCCCAGTGCTGGTAATACAGAAGTTGTGAGTACGCTGTGCTGCGAGCCTGAGCCATCGCCCGGAATTGTGCCCTGGTGAAATTGTTGCTTGGCAGCTTACCGACGACACTGCACAATTTTGGAGTTCCCTGACCATCCTGCCATGCTTCAAATGCGCCGATGGTGATGAAATCAACTTCCGCGCCATCGACCACAAATGCCGGGTGAACTTC